TAATTGCCAGCTTCTGCCCAGCGGTATTGAGTGTGAATCCGCCAAACCCGGGCGTGAGATCGGCTGCGTCAGGCAGGCCAGGAAACAGAATAGGTGTGTTGAGGTCTACCAATGCCATTTTGTTGATTTCCTAGTTAATTTTGTGAATCAGGGAGAGTTTACCAAATCCTGCTGGAAAACGGTAGTTTGCCATTAAAATTGCTCCTTTAGTTAATCGTCGGGGCTGATGTTCCAATTACTGAGCCATCAGGCCTGTATGCCGTTATCGTTTGGCCCACCTTGCTGGTTAGTTCGTTTATGCCCTGGGCGATTGAGGTGAGTACCTGCATTAACATCTGACGGTCTTGCGCTTCCTGCGCCTCTTTCATGGCATTATCGGCTTCTTTCTGGGCCTGCGCTTGTGCTTCCATCTCTACAGCTTCCTTTTTGGCCAGTTTCTCTTGCAGCTTGGTTTGAAGAACTTCAATTGGGTCGTCCATATCCTCGCCCTCATTCAGTTGCGAGCCGAGTATGTCCATAACGGCCTTATCCCGCTCCATTTGCATTTTATCACGTTCCATTTGGAGCTTTTCGGCTTCCATCTGGAGTTTCGTTTCTTCATTGGCGAGCTTCTTGCTTTCCAGTTCGTATTTCATCTGCATTTCTTGCTGCTTAAACGCATAATCAGCCTGCTTTGCTTCCTGATTCATCTGGGCTTCCATGCCCTTCATCTGCATTTCAGCCTGCTTTAACTGTGCTTCCTGTTGCTTACCCTCAACGATAGGCAGCATTTGTTGAATCTGTGCATCCATCTGCTGCATCTGCTGCATCATCATTTCTTTTTCGGGGTCAGGCGCTGCTTCGCCCTTTTGCTGTTCAACCAGCAGTTTCGGATCAATCGTCTTTTTAATACGTTCCGCCAATTGCTCAGCAAAAGGAATATCTAGTCCTTTAGCCCATAAGTCACCAAACACACCCATCATTGCGGGGTCTGCGGAGATGATTTCGCCTAGCTTGGCGCTGCCTTCTTGTGTGCGGCTAGCGTAAGAGCGGCCAGTTGTTACTACGACATCATATTGCCCTTCGGTGAGCATGTAGAGCATGTCTTGGCCATCAGTAGCGGCCCCGTTCACACCAACAAACTTGGTATTTTCCTCGTCATCCACAATCTGAATAATCTGTGCTGTGTCGTAAATCTGCGGAATCATCGAGATAATCACCCGGCCCACCTGCGTCACCGAGCGGGCAAGATTGTCGGGGAAGTGGAACGTAGCCACATCGCCTTGTTGTTGGCGAGCCTCAATGGCAATGCCAGAAGTCTCGTTGGATTTCTGCCCTACAGAGGCATCATAAAGCCCCATTGCACGCTTAATATCCTCATATGCACCCTGCATGGCGTTGATGATACCACTAGGCACACCAGCCATTTGAACACGCTGTGGAGGTGATGCAGGGTTGCCTTCAAGGTCTTTAGAGCGATAACGTAAAACCGTTGCGCTGTCAGGGTCAGTATAATCGTCAGGAAACTCTTCAACTACACCCGCTTCAGCTAACCAAGGAGCCATAGGGGATTTATCAAGAATCTCTGCCTCAATAGATGCCCAATGATTGTAACGGCGCTGCGGGTCTTTCGCGTTGCGGATAAGGCTAATAAGATTGCGCTTGCCATCCACCCATATTTCTTGTCCATAAACAGGAATAATAGGGATATATTTACAAGGGAATATGCTTTCCTCAAGCTTATCAGCACCAGAGAAGAGGTAACGCTTAACAACTGGCTTGCGAAGCTTGCGGGTTTTGGCAGGCTTATTCTTTTTACTAAATACACCGAGGAAGCCGTTGCTTTCCTCAACATCAGTTATTGAGCCATCTTCATTCTGCTGCTTTTCTACAGTTTCATAATCCAGCACAAAGATTTCAGCGATATTGATAGATTCCGCTTCTTTGATATTGCTTACTTCACGCCCTATTTTATCCTCAAATGACGTAAACGCTTTGTCTTTGCCATATTTCTTCTCAAAATCGCGTTTAGTAATAGAATCTATAATAATCGCGCCTTTAGCATCACCGCCATCACATTCAACACTTGTAGGGTCAATCCAGCACGAGAGTGGATTCTGCACCCTTTCAATAAGGATATGCTGTAAGAAGCTATCAGGCGAAACATAATCATGATTTACGCGAATAAAACCAAGTGAAGAGGTCACCGCATACATTGACGCAGTATCAAACACTTCATCAGCGCCTGAGTTATATTCAATCTTGCGAATCAGCCCCTTTAATATCTTTGCGGTTTCCTCACTAGATTTAACATCAGAGGGAATCACGTTAATTGAAGGGGTATTCTGGCGTATCTGGTTAGTAACTTGATGCACGAATTGAGGGAGCACGTTTACAGTCAAAGAAGGACGGCCAAGTTCAGTGCGTGACCTAAGCGCTGTCTCATTCCACTGGCAATTATCCTTGCCAATATAAAACTCTAAATCGTCCTTAGCCTTCTCGTAGATTTCGCGCCAGCCTTGCTGGTACTCATCAAACATTGATAACGCTTCTTTAACGTCCATCGTAATCCCTTAGGGTTATAACATTCTGCGGCGCGGAGCTGGCGCGGCTTGGGGTTTCTTTACAAGCGAAGGCTTGCGAATATGTTGGGCGAGGCAGAAGAACGCATCCGTACCATGTGACCAGATGTCATGCACAGGCTCTTTAGCCACTTTGCCAGTCTCTAAATCCTTAGCGAACCGGGCATGACGTAAGCAGGCCAAGCCGTCCGATGTTTTTTCTTTATCGAATATGCACATAGGGAAAATCTCCCTCGCGGCATCAATCGCCAGTGCTTTCTTGGGTATGCGCGGCACGATATGCACCGCTTTACCTAATGAGGGGTTATCCCGCATCGCGTTGTTCAACTGTTGCTTGATAGTCGATTGCGCCGATAGCTGCTCATGCGTGGCATCATGGGGCAAGTAGTGGTCGCCATAGAAATAGCCACGCTTTGCAAGCACATCAACGTAATGTGACATCTTCTGGCCGTTGGCCTGATAGTAATCAATCAGCCGGTATTCTAGCCCTACCCTTTGAACAAACCAAATAGCGGTGTTGTCGCTGTGGCCTAAGTCCCAGAAGGTCGAGACTTCAACCGCCGGTTGCACGTTTACCCTTGTAAGTCTCCCCGATTCGGCGGCTGATACCAACTCTGAGTTGAATATCGCACCTTCTACGGCTTGTTTGGGTTTACCTTCCCAGACGTGTTCATATTCTGCGAGATTGCGCTCTTTCAGCATCTCCATTTCATCGTGCAGCACCTTGGGGAACCAAGGGTTATCGCGCCAGTTCATTTTAACCACGATTGCATCCGGCGGAGGGCTTACCACATAGTCCTGATAGATGTCATCTTCTTCTAACTCAGGGTTAAAGCTGAACCATATTTCAGAATTATCTGCACGGATAGTGGGAATTAACACGCTCAGGCTTGCTTTGCTTACCGTCTGCGCTTCCTCAATCCAGCAATAATTAATATCAGGAATTGACTTGATATTGGCTATGTTAGAGCGAAGGCCAGCGAATAGGAACTGCGTACCGTTCTTTCCGATGATGGTGGTCTTTTGTACTTCATAGAACTCACCCATACCCATCTTCTCAAGCTCTTGAGCAAGCACAGCATGAACTGATTCGGTAATCGACTTCTGAATCTCACGAGTGCAGAGAATCTTTATCTTTGCCTGATATCCTCGGATAAGCAGCGCACGGGCTATGTTTATCGACTTCGCCCCACCCCTGCCTCCATAGAATACCTTATACCGGGAGGGAGTGAATATCACCTCTCCGATTTTCTCAGGCAGGTCAACGTCCATTAGTCTTTAGGGCGTATTAGGTTGATGTTTACAGTGGTGTCCAACTTAACCGGGTTCTCTTGGTCACCAGCAAGGGTTTGCTTATCCGTCCAGTCGAAGTTCTTCAGCGCAAAGATAGGCCCGGTAGCGTTACCGGAGAACAACCGCTTCTCTGCATAATTCTCTACTTTAGTCTTGGCTTTTTTTATAGCGTCTAAAAACTCTTCTCGGTCTTCGTAGTTTATGAGAGTTTGTCTTGTAGTATCAAGGGCTAAGGCAAGCCCTGTTACGGTTAACGGCTCTTCATCTACCAAGCACTGTGCGAAGTACGCATCTATTGCTGTTTGCAGTTCTTCTACTGATTGAAATTTTAATGGCCTAGCCATGTTTAGGCTCATGAAAGAAGCATATTTTTGGAGGGCGACCAGCCTTAACCATTTCAATCTCTTGCTCCATTAAGAGCCTGAGAATATCTTTAGTCTCATCCACAACTTTGCAGAACTCTAGCCGCTTCTCTTTTTTTGTCTTAAATCCGAAAAACGTCATAATATCCCCCTTGGGGTTTTGTCTGTCCTTAGCGGGACGACTTCGCGTTAACTAATTCAATATAAAAATGATTCTTAGTGTTAGGGATTGCCGATTCTTTCACCTCAAATGGCAAATCACCGTACTGTTGTTTCCAGCAATCTGTAATTCTTTCGAGGGAAGATTCTCTGTAACCTTCAACATATCCTATTGATACTGGATGATTCATAGAGCCAATTATTCACTATGCAGAAATTGTAGCAGTTAGCTCACGAGGTGTAAATAGGGATTTTCCGGCAGTGGCATCCAATGCGTGGGCGCTGTCTCTACCCATGATTCACAGCCCTCCCCTACAGAACCGCGCCAAATTTTACCGTTCCAACGCGCTACATGATATTCATTTCCGTAAATTGATGGGCAAAAGATGAGGATTTCCGTTTCGTCTTTTGGTGCTGTTTCTATTAATTGCCATCTCATATACTCGCAACCTTTTGCGGAAAGAAGAAATCATGTGCTGCCTGTAACCCTAAGCGAACGCCCCTAACCCTGCTGTTAATCGGCAATAACCCGGTTGCGAGTGGAGCATATCCATAAACCGCTACCTGCACCACCGTCTGTTGTGTTTCATTCCCCAATTGACGCGCTATTTCTTTACACGCCTTAAAATATTGCTGCCATGCTTCCAGTTGGCGTTCTGACATCTTCCTCTCACCCCCGCCGCCAACCCGTTCACCAAAAACCCTCGCCGAAAGACAATACACCCCACTAGTGTGCCCCAACCCTTCCAA